TCTTTAGCATTATCCAAGTCGCGGTCTGCTTCGGCGGAATTCTTAACATATTTCCGCATCAGGTCCGGTTGATTGAGCCATTCCACGTCAAGAGCACTTGGGTCGATTTGAACGTCTGCTTCATAATCTAAGTTCGCCATTATTTTCTTCTCCTCTTATATTTTATTATACTAAGACTCTAATCTTCCCCAGAAAAAATTACACTGTAGCACGCCAAAACCAATCCAGCAAATCCTGACGAAAAGAAATTCTCCCTCATCTCCTCCATCACCGCCGCCGCTTGATCGTTCTGCCCATTCAGCAAAATGGTTTGGCAATACCCCAATATCGCCCGGCGAATACGCTCAGCATCCTCCTGCTGCAGCCCTTTCAAAATCCCGCTGATTTTCTTCCACGGGCTGCCATCGACCAGTGCTCTGCACAATTCAATAGTAGCCGAATGAAGCTCCGCCGTCCTCTTGGCTACGCCCAGCCGGGCCTCCTCTTCCACGGCTAGCACTTGCGCGAGTATCTGGAGAGCGTCGCGGGGCTGCCCCAAACTATCCATAATGATCTGCTCATACACTTCCTTTGGCAGGGAATCATTCTCGGCTGTGACTACCCGCCGCAACAGGATTTTCATTTCCTTATCATTCAGGGCGTCCATTTTGTATTGAGCGCATCGGCCTTTTATCGTGGCCAGAAGCTTTTGCGGGTCGGTGGTGCAGAGGATAAAATATACATGCGCTGGGGTATCCTCTAGGATTTTGAGTAGGGCGGACATCGCATCACCTGTCGCTCTATGAATTTCGTCCAGAATCCAGACTTGGCACTTCCCCTCAAGTGGTTTGAAGGAGCTTTGCTTCTTAATTTCCCGCACGGAGTCTATACCGCGCAGGTCTGCAAAATCGATCTCTCTGACCCCGCTGCCGGTAGCGCCAAGTTCATTAGCTACTATTCGAGCAATTGATGTTTTGCCGACTCCTGTTGGACCATGAAATAATAGGGTCTTCGGCATGGGGGTTTGGCCGTCTAATTGGCTTCTGAGTATCTGGATGGTCTCTTTATTGCCCACGATCTCGTCCAATGTCTGCGGCCGATATTTCAGATAGAGTACGTTTTCAGTCATTTTGTTTCCTTTCTTCCTAATTATTATTCACTTTTCAATTCTTGCAATTTTTTCCATAAGTCGGCTGCTTCCAGATCATTGGTGGATATTGCGAGAATTTCAGAGACACGGGTAAACTCTTTGGGATCGGTAATCTGCCCGCTTTCCAATATTCTTTTAGCTTCGTCTTTTGCTTGGTTTACGCTATTCACGGCTATGAAGGCTAAGGGGACAGCCAATACAAAGCCAATAAATACGAGAACCATGAACCCGATAATCATTATGATAATCATTTTAAATCTCCTTTTATTTTATTTCACCCACGCCATGTCAACGCCATACTCATCTACCTCAATCGCTATACGTTTTCAGTCATTTTTGTTTTCTCCCCTTTCCTTTTTAACTCTAAAATAATGATTTTGTAAAAGTTTGGCGTGAAATTCTTTTGGTTTTTCTAATGTCGGTATGCCAATAATACCATGCCATTATTCGACGCCTTTCATAATTCGACCATCCTAAATCCTTTTGTTTTGCAGTGACTTGATTCCATTTCATAGAATCCAATTCATGAAACCACATTGGTAATGCTTTCACTTTATGCTTCTCAATCATTTGGCATCTTTCCCATGCCTCGTCAGGATCGCTGTTAAACCCTATCATAGCGTATACCCTGACCCAGCTTTTGGGTATCTTATACTTCCAAAGAAGATCAAGTGATTTTTCTAATTCTTTTACTTCCCCCCGATTATCACAAGCGAAACGGATGATTGGTTTATTTAATCGGGCACATCTTTCTGCGTGATAATCGGTAAGTAATCGACAATCCAACCCCTGTTCAAAATCAACTCGCTCATGCTTCTCAAGCCGATCAAATACTTTATCCAAATGAGAGATTGAAGCAGAAAATAAGTTGTTATCAGCCAATATTGGGAGGTCTGGCCATTCTTTTAGTTCTTGAAAACCACCCTTTTCGATTAAGCCACGCCCAATAGCACAATATTTACAATGATTGGGGCATCCTGTTGTAGTGCGTGTTGCATAGGGATTAATTCGTTGAAGAACTCCATTTATAGTCCCTCCAATTTGCACCACATTTTCACAATTCTTAAAGTAATTTGGCATTAAATCCACAGCGGGACCGCCCACATGAACGTTTTTACAAAACGCCAATCTGTTTTTTACCTTTGGTAATTCCCATGTGAACGGAATAGAAATAAAAAGATCATCCCCTTTCTGCCAGTAATATGATTGTTTAGGCCAGCTCATTATTCCACCCACGATCCGTCGATCGAATATTCATCAATTTCTATTGATAACGGAACAATGATCCAATGACCCCAAACTGACGGCAGGTATTCATTGACAATCTTGTTCAAAATACCCTTTACATGATCCAGCTCAGACGGCAACACGTCCATAATTATAGAATCGTGTATCTGCCCTATTATACGAGAGTCCCATTTCTCAGAGACCATATACCTGTCCAGTTCAATTAGGGTTTTGAGTAAGCAGTGAAAAGCCGTTCCCTGCACTGGGTAGTTCATGATCTCATTTTTGCTCATCACCCCGGAACAAGTGAAGCCAGTGAGCATTTTGAGATAACCCCGTTTTCGGTATTTCGCTACCCAGCTCTTCCGCCAATCATTATATACTCGGAATCTTTTCTCCCAGAAATCAGTCTCCACGGCTTTTATATGATCCGTGAATTTACTGAATGATCGGACACCATTATCTCGGAAATGCTGAGCAATGGGGGAGCCGTCCGGCAGGACTAATCCCTCTGAGCCATTCCATTTGCTCTGAGGCAGCTTCATCCACTCGCACAGACCCTTCGCATTATTCCCGTAATAATCCCCGTAGAATTGGGCGAAGACAAAACTGCCCTTTGCCGCTGAGCGGAGAATGGCATGAATTGGGTTCTTTTTATCGAGTTGGTCAAATATAAATATTTGCTTGGCCATATCCAAGTGCATATCAGATTTATCGTCTTCGAGGTATTGGATCATCTTGGGGTCTTTGTGATAGCATGTCCCGATATTTACCTCGAGCGAGCTGAAATCCGCCTCTATTAGCATATGTCCTGGTCTGGGCTTTATTGCCCGTCGGCACATCTTCATCACTTCCTTGTCCCGTTTAGGGATGTTTTGAAAGTTGGGAGAATCGCTGCTGCTGCGAAACGTCTTTGGGATATGCAGATTGAAAAATGGGTGCATTACCCCATCAGTAGTTTCCCTGATGAATTGCTCCAAATAGGTGTTTTTCGTTTTCTCAAGTTTGCGGATTTGCAAGATAAGGTCAAGCTCAGGAATACCCAATTGCCGGAGGGTTTCATCATCAGTAGAGCCTTGTCCTGATGCCGTTTCTTTTGGAGGTGTGAGTTTCATTCCTTTGTACAATAAATTGGATAATTGAGTACCACTATAGATATTGGTTTTGCCCGCATATCGGTGTTTCCATTGCTTGTAAAATTTGGTGGCTTCGACCTCTTTGGAAAGCCGGTTGATCCTTCGTTCTAATCGAACCTTTTGCCGTTCGCAATATTCCACATCCACACAGATTCCCTGCCGCTCGGCTCTGGCTAGGGCAAGAACTCCGTCATGGATTAGCTGATATGCGTCAGCGGTAGTCGCTTGAATTTTCATGTAATATATCCTTCAATTTATCACAGGCTTGTTGATCTGATTCCTGCATAACATCTCTGGCCAGCAAATCCCATTTCGGTTTCGTGGTAAAACGCTTCCCGAAATCAGAGGACACCAATTCAATCTCTCTCCAATGTTTTCGGTATTTTCGTTTCCCATTCCGAATTCCTTTGCTTTTAGAGACGAAACAATGCGCCTTGATTCCTCTTTGTTTAATGGGATCACATACTCTTCGGTACTGTTCATATTCTTGGTCTGCTTGTTCCAATAACTCAATCTCCTCAGGAGAGTAAGGAGTCATTTTAGAGGCCTATCTCTTTCATTTGTCTTCTGATTTTATGAGCATTTCTCATCTTTTCCCTAGTCGCCTCTGAATGTCTCTTACCATAAAAAGAATTATTATGCCCGCTTCTATCATCACTGAATTTTTGCCTCGTCTCTACCGTATGTTTAAGGCCTTTGTGGGATTCCCTTAATTCTTGCCTTGTTTCTTCAGTGTGTTTTTTACCATAAAAAGAATTGTTCACCCCTTGACGATTTAGAGATGCTTGTAATCGTGATTTTTCAGACCAGTGAGTGCCTTTATTTGATGAGGGTTTGCCTTTTTTTGCTAAAACTAATTTTCTTTTGTGTTCATCTGATAACTTTTTACCCTTCAACCAATCATTAACCCCTTGGAGTCTTTCAGATATTTTATGTTTAGTTTCATCTGAGTGTTTTTTACCTTTTATCCAGGGGATCTGCCCCTTATGCCCAAGAGAAATTTTTACTTTTGCTTCTTCTGAGTGATGTCTTCCAGCCATAACACCATCGCCACCATTTGTCATATTATAACCAAATGTTGGATTGTTTGTATTTAATTTCTTAATAAAATATTTCTCAGTAGAATTTAAGGATTCTATGGATTTAACTTGTTTGAGTATCTCAACGGAGAAATTACACGATCCATATTTACGGATAGCTCTATGAAGATAAAAAGGTGAATTTCTTAAAGCAAGTTCGCAGTGTTTTTTCCAACGAATTTCTAGAGGTTGAATTGTTTTGCCCACATAAATCTTACTATTCACAATATTAGTGATTTTATAAATAATCATTTTATATCCAATAATCCCATTTGCTTTTTTGCCAATCTATACGTGTGCAAAGCGTCAAGCCCGCAATAAGTTAACAGATTTTTGAATGATTCTCTATCCCGGATCAACTCTATTATTCTATTTGGGGTGTTGGCGTTTGGTGATTTCAAGTATGGGGTAACCCCATCATCATAATCGGGCGATGCTCCAAAATTCACGAAGGCTTGAAATTTCAATCCGGTGATCCCCGGGCGATTATCTAAAACATGGGCCGCTTGCATCGTATCGAATACCCACGGGCGGGGCTGAATCCCGTACATGATATTCATCCAAGTATCCTCGAATTTCATGTTGGCTGCAATCTTCCCGATATTAGGGTTTTCCAGTAGTCTTTTCATTAACTCAATATCTACTTCCTCAGTAGGTGCTGGCATGGAATACACTTTGTCTGAGCTACAACAAAACGAAATGCAGACTATTTTGTGGATATCCTTATTATACGGCTTGAGCCCGGTGGTCTCGATATCGAAAGCCAATCTGGGTTTCCGTTGATTTTCGTATGGGATGAGGGTGTTCAAATTCCTCAAAGTGGCGGTAATCTCCCCCGGCTTTACTAAGATCACTTCCTGAGACTCATCCTTATAAGTGGGGAATGAGTCGTTGGTTTTGGCGAACGCCCGCTTCAAGTCCTGTTCCCAGATCACTTCTACCTCACTCGATTGTTCCTGTTTTTCCACAAAAGAGGGGTGGAAAGTGGGGCAGAGCCAAGCTTGATATTCCCTGTCCGGGATCGCCCATCCACGCCACTTCATAATCCCACCGATTGTTCCATGCGTCCATTTTGGGCCGATCAAAGAGGTCAGTGTGGAGCCGCCTAGCATAACAATTACTTTCGGTTTATACTTTTGGATGGCGGATACCACTTTCTGATGGCAGCATGCGATCTCGTAATCAGTGGGTGGTCGGTCGCCGTTCTTATCGGTAGGTCGGCAGCTGATAGCATTGAGACTCACGCAATCCTCGAATAGATCAATGCCTAGCTTTCGGCAGGTTTGCTGGAGTAATCTTCCACTCTTGCCCCGCCACGGCTTAGAACGTTTGTCATCGGCCTCGTCTGGCGCTTCCCCTAATATCATTATCCCTTGTTTGAAATTGCCGTATGGCTCCATCTTGGGGCTTATGGCGTCTTTATAACGTCCACAGCTAACACAGGAGTAAATCCCTTTGGCTGATTTATATGGGGTTTTGGGGATTTCCTTTTCAAAAAAGCCTTTCATTCGATTCCCTCAGAAAGGATTCCCCATGCTGCTCTAACCACTGCTGTGCTGATTCTGTCTTCCATTCTCTATCCTGTTTATAAACTGGCAATTCATGCAGAGGGTGCGATATTCTTCTGGCCGGTATACTTCAATAGCCCTTCTGTAAACACCACGCTCACCAAGTTCCTTGCGTTCCTCCGCCCCGTTGTTCTTGATATGGTCAAGGGTTAAAACCCTGATATCATCAAAGCCACACCCTACGCAAATCCTACCGTACATATCAAACACCTTTTCTCTTAACCTAGCCTTAGCATCTCTCGATTGCTTGCGGTAATGTTCCGGGTTTTCAGCACGATACTTTCGCATAAGTTCTCTTTTGTTTTTCCGGGTAGCTTCTTTGTTTCGCTCATACCAGTCTTTATAGTTCTGCTTGTCCTTTTCTGTCCTTGCCATTGGAAACACCTCCACATATAGTTTCCAACATCGCAAGGTTAATGTCAAGCCACTCCTGAAAGGATTCTCCAGGCTGTTGCGGCGCATAAGGGGACTTGTCCATTCCCAATGGCTTTAAGTCTGTCCACATCTCCACCCATCCCATCATATTCTCTACTAAATTCGGTCTTAAGTTCCCCTTTGGATTTAAATCCTCTAAATTTTTGAATGTTGTTTCTTTTCTCCTGATGGCCCCATAAGCCATAAATACTCTTGGGGTAGGCCACAATCCACAACCTGTCTCGCTTATGCGGCCCTCCAACTTCGGCTGTCGATATAACTTTCCATCTCGCATCATACCCGCAATTGGAAAGGTCTGAGAGAATCGTTCCGAAGTACCGAATATTGTCGGTTGAGGTTTCCGCCACTCCCCATCCATCAGCACTGCACTCGGTCGAAGCCCCGAGGAGTCCCCGGACGTTTTCAAAAAAGCAGTATTTTGGCTTAATGATTTTAACTGCTTCGATGGTTGCTGGCCACATGTTTCTTGGATCATCCGCCCCTGCTTGTTTTCCGGCGACACTGAAGGGTTGGCAGGGAAATCCGGCACTAAGGACATCAACCAACCCTGTATACATTGGAGCGATTCGTCTGTTAAATTCTCGGATGTCCATAAACCAGATGGGAAATTTTCCAAGGCATCCGTCTTTTTGCCGCGCTTCAAGGACTTTACATGGGTATTCTTCATATTCCACTGCTCCTATGGTTCGCCACCCGTTCAATATTGCGCCTAATTCTTCACCACCTGCACCTGTGAATAATGAAAGGTGATTCATTTATTTCCTTTTTGGTGGGGCTGGCAGGGGTCGAACCTACAAACCGTCGATCTCAATTCGTCTAGGACGCCATGAGTGGCCACAACGCACGTTACCTTTTCCGCCACAGCCCCATGTCAAAATTTAATCCTCGCTTTGCATGGCCACTACATGAGTCCAGTTTTCCCCGGCAAACCGGATCACGCTCTTGCTGACCACGCAGGCTTGAACACGATTAAGAACGTTAATCAGAAATTCCACGTTGGCTGAGAACTTGATTGGGTCTCCTTCATATTTGATATTGGCCTCTTCTTCAAACCAGCCGGATTCATCTTTGGATGAGACTTTGACTTTGCCCTCTTCGATTTCCACAAGAGCCATCGGCATATCTTGAGCCATGCCGCCGTTAGCAAATACTCTTGCCCGCTCCAGAATCGGTACAATCTGTTTGGGGAATTCGACTTCTGCGCCCTTGACTGTCAGATGAGGAGTAATGTCGGGGAATTTTCCATCGAATACCCGGCTTGAGAATATGGTATCATCCGCCGTTTTGAAATGAACCCAGCCTTCCCCTTTGGCAACACTCTTGATATCGTATTTTACCAATTCCCGAACCGCAGACGCCGGGATCAGGAATTGAAATTTCCCCACCTCATCATTGACTCGGTATGACGCAATTTGGTAGCCATCGGAAGCTTCAACCGCCGTGCCATTGACATGCACGCACGTCAACACCGGGCGACTCATATCTTTTGAACAGCAGGGGTAGCAGAATTTGAGAGCGGTTATGAAGTCGGTTGGCAGACCCTTCCATTTCCCGATCTTCCCCACGGCTTCAACCGGCAGCTTGATCTCCCGCTCAAACACCAACCCGGCCTTGGATTTGCCGGCGACGATCTTAACCTGATCCTCATCACATTCGATGTCAATCTCTTTGCGCTTCACCCTATTGAGGAATTCATACAGGGCTTTGGCTTTGACGGCCCCGGTGATATTCAGGCCCTCTACCGGATGGGAAATGCTGATCTCATCGTTATAGGTGACAACCCGATCCCCCATGAAGGCAAAACTCGTGCTTTGTTCGATCATTTCCCGGGTTGCTAAACCACTTTTAACCTTACTCAACGCTTCTTGTAATTTGTCTTTATCAATCTTCATTAGTTTTCTCCTTTATAGTTCTTATTTGGAAAGATAATCTACTATTGAACAAATTTCCGTTAATCTCAAAAAAAGACATAAGCCGATTAGATTGTAATAGAAATTGTTCTCTCTCTCTGGTTTTGCCTGCTATTGATCCAGCAAGATAAATTTTCATTTTTTGTTCTTCTGAGATAAAACAACCCCTTGGCCCTTTTCCAGCAACCACGTCGCCAAGTAAATTATCATAGCAAGTCAAATCCTTTGTATCCGAGCCGGCGAAAAGCCCACGGCCATTCCGGCATAACCTTTTCCAAATCTTGGAAGTAGATAATGTTGATTTCATCCCGGAGCTGGTATCTATTGGAAAGACCGGGCTCCTCTATGATTTCCAGCCGGCGCTTGGCCGATTTGTCTTTGGGTTTTTTCTCTGCCCAGCGCTCTTGATCAGTTAATTCATGATCCTGCCCAACCGTCTCAAATCGGGACTTGCCAAGGCAATATCCTTTACCGTGGGTATAATCGAGAACCAGCTGCTTTTGCTTGGGGGATAGAGTATCAATATGCCTGCCAGCTTCCTTGCTATCCGGGCTTCTATTGGATATTGCGATTTTCCAAGAATGCTCATCATAAAACCATTCTCCATTCGCATACCTTGGAGTGTAAATCCCCCCCATCCTGCCAGTGGTCACCCAAGAGGTAGAATCCACGGAATACCAAGGATAACGCAGCATCAAAGGCAAAGAGGTCAGGCCAAAACCGTGTATCTTTACAGAGGGTATTCCTTTGGCGTCACAAATATATTCTGAGAAACATTTATCCAGCCACGGGACAAGGGTATTTTTCGGCCGCCTGACCATACCACCAAGAGCGACATATTCATAATTCTTGATGTAATATTCAAGATATTTTTCGGGCTCCCCCACATGGAATACGGGCATCGGGCTCAGGCCGGCATCTTCCATTATCTTCTGATTTCTGAGTGTCTTTTTTGCGGCTTCCAGTTTATCAGCGGAAGTGGCACCATTTGGGATCACATCCAAATTGGCATATACGTGAATTATGTCTTTGTGTCTTTTGATGAAGTCAATATATTCTTGGATGTCGATCTGCACGCCTTGCGACCAAGCCGAGAAGGCGCCTGAATCTAAGAATAGATCAACTTCCAAATTCGCTTTTACCATTTCTTTAATCGTCCTCGTCCAAAATTTCTTATTCTCATTTTCAAGATAATGAAAAGACAACAAGGCTCTCGTGACATTTTTGGATATAAACACCCAGATATCTGTGACCTGAGAGTTCCCGGCTGGGAAGATCCTCACCCTCTTATCAGCTCCATGAGTTCTTGCCTAGCTCTTGCGTCGTCAAGGAACACCCCTTTAATAGATGAGGTGGTCATGGATGAGTGTTGTTTCTGGCAGCCTCGCATCCTCATGCACATATGAACCGCGTTGATCACGCAGGCTGCTCCTTTCGGTTTCAGATGCTCCATAAGAGCTGTCGTCACCTGCTCACCAATACGCTCTTGGATTTGTAATCTTCGAGAATAGATATCCACCAACCGAGCCAGCTTAGAAATGCCGATCACCCGTTCATTAGGGATGTAGGCCACATGAGCGACTCCGGTAAAAGGGAGCATGTGGTGCTCACACATGGAAAACAATTCGATATCCCGGCAGAGCACGATCTGATCATAACCGTCAGTCGCAAAAGTGGTCAGTAGGTCTTCCGGCTTCTGTTTATATCCAATAAACAATTCATTTTCCCATGCTTTTGCTATGCGATTTGGAGTTTCGCGCAGACCCTCCCGGGATGGATCTTCCCCAATAAACTGAAGCATGCGGGTGATATTTTCTTGAATGGTATCTCCCTGAGCGTTGGGGTGATCTTTCTCCCAAGGGAAAACAAGCCATTCATCTCTTTTTTCAAATAATGCCACGAATTTAGCATCTGGATATTTGTCGAGATATTTCTGTCTTGTCCGCCCAGAATCTACGATATCATCCAGAATGATGTTGGCTTCATCTGGATAAGGGGTGATAGTCGCCTGCTCTAAAAATCCCGCGGCGATCATCCCGCCTTTGGGTACTCCATAAATTGTATTTCCGGGTTTATCAATCGATTCTAATGCCTCACTCACGTCTCCCCATGTAAGTTCAATCATTATTTTGCCTCCGCATACTGAATAGGATCTGCAATTCCAAGAAAAGAAAAGGCACTCAATCTTTCCTGACAACTTCCGCATTTGCCGCAACTGATGGCCTGATCTTTATAACAAGTCCTCGTAAGATGGTAAGGAACGGGAATTTTAAAAGCATATCCATATTGCAGAATAGAGGTTTTATCATCCTTGAGAAACGGGCAAATCACTTCTACTTTTCGGTCGCTGGATAGGCAGATGGTCTCATCAAGGGACTTTATGAATTCTGCTCGACAATCAGGATAGATATGGTGATCTCCCTGATGTGCTCCGAGGGCAATTTTCTCAGCGCCTATGGATTCGGCTATACCGGCCATAATTGAGGCAAAGATGAGGTTCCGGCTTGGGACTACGGTTTGCCGCATATTCTCGGCATGGTAATGGCCCTCCGGAATGTCTCCTCCGGATAGCAACAGGTTTGATTTGAATCCTTTCATTATCTGAGAAATATTGATAAGGCGGCCTTTGACTAGGGAGCCAACATCTTTATAAAAATCCAGAACATCCTGAGCGGCTTTGTTTTCCCATTGGTTGTGTTTCGATCCATAATAGAAAATGCAGCACTCAACGGAATACCCATGCTCTAGGAAAAAACCGAGTAATGTGGTTGAATCCATTCCGCCCGACAAACCCATAACAACTTTTTGCTTCATGAGAATCTCCTTTTTTGTTTGATACAGGGGCCTCCATTAAACTGCCGGAGGCCCCTGTATCTTGTATAGGGGGGACTTTGGATTATTCAGGAGCTTTGCTGTACTTCCCATCCTTCTCGACGAGCTGGAAGCGCTCCTTGCTGATGCGATGGGGAACCTGTACGTTGACCGTCTTTTTCATAGATTCTGCGTTCCTCTCTGGGAATGCCTTTTCCAATCTAGCGGCAATCTCATCTTTGGAGATACCCTTCTTACCGGCCTTTTCGATCAGACAAATGATTGTCGAGATGACGCCCGGGGTTTTCTCTGCCGGCGCCTTTTTTGCGGATTTCTTCTCTGTTTTGATTTTGGTCTTCGGCGCTGGAATTTCTTCTTCGACGGTCTCTTCAGCCTCAGCAGTCTCTTCCGCTTCTCCAGCCTCAGCAGTCTCTTCTGAAGTTTTCTCTTCGGACGTCGCCTGCTCCGCGGGTACCTCTTTTAGGGTTTTGATCACGGCGAGGGTTTCTTTACTTATGTCATCACCCTCTTCGATCATGCCGGCGGCTTCGGCAATTAACGCGCTCAGCGCCGGACCTTTTGCCTTCACATCGATGGCGGGGTCAAGACCCAATTTCTCGTTGAGTTCCTTGGCTGCTTTGAGTAAATTTTCCTTCTTCATTTGTTCTCTCCTTTTTATTTCCTTTTTATCCAGCTGTCTTATTATACTACGCGTTTCCTTTTATAGATATTTTTCAAATATTACACCCCCCTCTTGTTTGGATCCCATACGATTTTATGAATCTGCAAACCGAATCGGAGGTGGTGTCTGATCGCAAACTCTGCCACCTCTTGTAACCATGATTGAGGAGCCGGCATGACTGGGCTGATCGAAATAGAAGCCGCAGTTGAGTCTATGCACCTTAACCACGCCCTTACTTTTGCCAGATCATCCCGATCACCAACCACGAATTTAATTTGATCAGTTTCCCTCATTTGGGCGATCCATTCCACGATTACGGCGTCGTTGCTGGGATTGCCGGAAGATGGAAGTTTGACATCCACTACCCATGAATCTACAAATGGTATGGGAGGATTCCCTGGGAATACAATATCAGCAAAAGCCCATTCCGGAGGAATAATAGATCCATTCGTTTCAATTTCGATTTGATGTGCCTCCCCCTTCAAATGGAAGAGGAGTCCCACCAACTCATCCTGCTGGAGTAAGGGCTCCCCGCCGGTGATGCAAATCCACTCTTGCAATGTTGTAAAGTGCGCAGCGGTCTTGTCAAAAAAGGATCCCTCCTCCGGATTCTGCGAGTAGGCGGTATCGCACCACTTGCATCTGAGATTGCACCCGGCTAACCGGATGAAGGTCATGGGGGTTCCGGTGTGAATCCCCTCGCCTTGAATACTGTCGAACTGCTCAGTCATTTTCATTTAATTTTTTTCCTGTTCCTTTATGATTTTCAATAACATCTTGGCTATCCCATGGATTGATGCTGGTGGGGTGGCGATCGTCCCGCGGCCCTCCAAGTAAACAATACCGCATGTGACCACCACATTGGGAAAACCTGTGCGTCGTAGGATATCGGCAATGATTAAAGAATCCCGCTCATCGGATAGGTTAGTGTGGGCAATCCTCTCCAGTGCTTGGTGGTTGGTTTCCTTCGTTGCGGTATCCATTTGATTTCGCTCCTTAATTTAATCTTTTAATTATTATAACTAATAATAATAGGGAAGTCAACCCCTTTTCAAAAATTGGATTTTACTTTGGCGTAGCTATCAAAGATGAACCAGCTCGGCAGGCTTTCCCAGGATTTTGTTGCGTAATTGTAGCGGTGCCATATCTCTTTCATGATTTCCTACATTCTAGCATCATCGTCTGGATCAATTATAACCCCGCTAACAATGCAGACCCCGTTGCGCAGAATATCTTTTTGCCCGGTGGCCGTCATATCTGGGGAATATTTGACGCAACAGTCTGGAGATTCCCAAATGGTTACGCGGCAGAGTCGGATTTTTTGCTCAGAGAAGCATTCAACAATAGGGGCCATCCGTTCATATATCTTTTGGGCGATCCACTCAGCGGTCGGGTTGGATTCCCCTAATACCTCATTCAGGCACTTATGATCGAATTGACGATCTAAGTACGCATTCAATTCCTTCTTAATTGCGCTGAAATCAACCAACATATTATCAGCGCCAAGGACTTTTCCTTCCACAACCAGCTCGACATCCCAGCGGTGGCCGTGCAAATTGGCGCACTTGCCATTATACCCCGCAAGATAATGAGCCGCGTCGAAATGGGTTTTGACTTGCAATCTAAACATAATTTTTCCTCCTATATATTATTATACTGACTCTTCTTCCTTGACCGGAATTCCGCAGTTTTTGTAATGCTCAAGAAACTCCAATGCCGGTATTCTCTTTTTGCATCTTCCACAAATAGCCCCCTCAGGCTGGCATTTCAGCAGATGCTCGGTGACATACGGCTCTTGAATACCCTCTTTGCATTTGCTGCAAGTGTAGCGAGTGGTCGGAACAAATGGATTCCTGAACGGGGCGCCTTTCCCGGCGATCAGCGCTTCTTTGCGTTCCCTTGATACTCTACCCATGATTTTGATCCTCCTTATACCCCTATTAAGTGATTAAACCTGATTAAAAATCTAAATTCCGCATCAAATGAAGACAGTGGGTTGATCTGAATTTTCAGTGGTTCAATTTCCTTAATCCAATCCCAGCCGGGAATAAGGGGGTGCTTGATAAGATCACGAGCCTCAGTCGCCAGCACCCTATTATCTGCCACTCGGATAAGTTCCTGCTCATCAGAATTCAGATATGGAAGGCCAAAAGCCCGATGCACGGCAATCATCAACCGCGCTTCAATAGCCTGATACAATGCGATTTCCTGTTTGACTGGCCTGATCAAATCACCAAGATAAGTCTCGGCAGCATCATGTAATAAACCGGCCAGCATCAAATGTCTCGGTAGTAAATAAGACACGAAAACCGAGTGCTGCGCCACCGAATAAAACCGATGGACGTGCCCGTTATAACGGCACTGCAACGATAAGGCATGCGCTATATCTTCGATGTTGATCCGCTCAGGATCAGGATTCATTGGATCGAAGTCTAACCCGGTGTATGTTTGCATTTGCATTTCTCCCATTTTTCCTTCCCTACTATTATTATACAAAGCTCTCCAAGAATGATCTGGCTATTGACAAATCCTGAAGAACCGTCACTTCATTATTGGGGGAGAATTCCCCTTCCCTCACCACAATCTCATTGATCCTCAGGATGCCCAATTCTTTTTCCCGGCCACTGGGGTCTTGATTCAGCCCATACTGGGCGGTGACGTGGGCCAGCTTCCGCTTATCCTCACTGAAATTGGATATGCTCAGCCGTCCCTTTTTGTAGCTGTCGGCATCGGCTTGGGTTGCCGTCAAAACCAAAGCATGCTTCTCTTGTGATAACCCCCTCAGCCCCTTCCAGATATGATCCTGTCGATGTCGGAAATCACTCACCTTCCCATCATCTGCAGACAATAGATCAGCATAGTCAATGGCGATAAGGTCAGGAACAAACCCGTCATACCGCTCCCAGTTATTCAAATATGTTTTGATATCGCTGACGGTGAGGGTTCCTGCCGGGACGGTTATCACCTTAAAATGCCGCTGGTATTTCCCAAAAAACTTTGTTAGGTGTTTTTTTGCCTGCTTGGCTGTTAATGGGTTGGTTTTCGGAATTCGTTTAACCCATACTGTGCTTTTCCGCTCTTGGCAGTTATTGGAGTCGCAAGGTTCGTATTCTGGGAATTCCTCGTATTTTGTTTTCAGCACTTCCCGGGTGACATAGTTTGTGCGGCCCTGAATAAAAGAGGTCATATCAATACCCTCAAATACTCCGTGATCGCAATTCCGGTCCGGCCTTGTGCAAATGTCAAGTTGATTCAAAAGACAATCCCCCACCGGGCGGAATCGCTCTTGGCAGTATTTTTCCTTATCTGACTTCTGGGCAATGTAAACACATATCCTGCGCAGTAATTGGCTCTCGGTCATATCCCCGGCTTGGAAGAATGCCACATTTGATTTCTGCCGGATAGCCCGCATGGATATTTCCAACAGCCAATGCGTATTATGGACAATGATATTTTCTGCAATAAAGTTATGATGTTTATTGATTGTCAGATCGAATGTAGGTTGCTCTCCTTGATACTCAATAGACACGATCTCATCCCATAAAATACAAGAGTCCAGATATTTTATACCCGCCTTTGTATTTTTCACCTCTTGAAATGATCTCCGCATTAATGGTCGTTTCTTCACAATTTGTTCTCTCACACTCGGAGCCTTAGAAAAAACACGTCTAAAATTCGGAATATTTTGCCAGCGTTTCTTTTCGGGGTCAATGGCGTCGACCCCATCTAGCTCAAATAGTACTTCATTATGAAACGATTGGGCAATTTGGTAGGGGAACTTATCCAAAAAAGATTTGTGATTATCTAGTAATTGCGATATGATGAGCTGTGCTTTTTGTTGTTTTTGATAAAGGAATCCGATCTCCTCACAAAACAGTTTCATGTTTTCTGCATCTGATATAGATACCGACCACGCTCCTTTTTTATCATTCTTTTTAAAGGACAATTTAGACACAATTCCAAATCGAGTTAATAATACATGAACTTGCTCCGCCAATATTTTGTTTGATACCGAAAATCCAATTTGATTGTCTTGGTTATTTTTCCACTTGTTCACCCATCCATCGCAAGTGAATAGAACCCGCAGAAATAAAGCGAGTTTATGTTTAGGAAGTTGAAATATAATGTCAGGAATGGTTTTGTCATAGCACAACTTACCCCATAAGCCATATTGTTTCAGCATTTGCAAGACGTAGTTTTTATTATGTTTACCACGATTCTCATCGGAATTTATCACACGAGCATCTATTCCTCTCCAAACAGTGGCACAATCCGCTTGAGCAACGCAATGATTAAAATTCCATTTGATATTCCTGTCAGCCGTAGTAAATCCAGCATAAGTCTTAGTGTACCCTTCTGTAATGAAATAGGCCAGCAAGCGGACAATATATTCAGGCAAGTCCGCTTCTCCAAAGACAGGGGTTATTTTTGGGACAGCAATAAAATCCCCTAGAACCAATCCCCCCAATTCTCGCCACCCGTCAGGAGTTAAAAATGGATGGTTTTTTGTAGTGGTGACGGTCCTTCCTGTTTTTGTAGTCACTTTATACACAGGTTTTGCCCCATTATCCCAATACGCATTTACCACACCCACTTCAAACTGACGGGAATCCTCATTGAATGTGATGATATCTTTTCTGCCATTTTTGATAACATCCGCTAAAGGCATGTATGCACCATCAGAAAGCAAAATCCTTTGGTTCCCGGGCAAGCATTTCCCGCGTTTCTCTGGACTCAATAAGGAGAAGAAACCACCCCTGACAAGATGCTCATTCCACATCACTCCCAATGCTCCGGGATATTTCACCACGGATTGAATAGCCTCATTGAAGGCGTGGTCTATTCTGTCCAATGCTTCTTGGCTGGACAAATCAAGCCCCCGGTCTTCCTCATCCACAATCAAAGGGGAAAAGGATTTTGCCAACTGCTCAGCCTTTTCCACTTCTCCTGAGTCTATCAAATCTTGGATCTCATCATTATGTCTTTTGAGTTCCTGCTTTTTGCAGAATTTAATTGTCTGATCGAAAAGGTATGCTACATTAAATTGGGTTCCCCTTCCATACTCATCACTAAGCCCGGAGAGCACTTCTTCGATGTATGAGGCCTCCGCTTTTGAAAGGTGGTTGGCAGATAATTCAGCCATGTAGATTGCTTGAATGTTTTCGTCTGGGGCATCCCCGTATTTTCTATAATGCTCCAGACACCATTTGGCAATCTTTCTGATTTCAGGAGATTCAAGAAAAGAAGAATTCCAAAACTTATGGATCCGATCAATAAAAGCCTTGGAAACTATCATTCCTGTTAGGATGCGGCGCTCGATGAATTCTTGATCATCCCTCATTTGTATCTTTCCTCCCCATCGGCCCTCTGCATCGGGCATCCCACAATTCGCGGCATCTCTTCTGGGAACGGCACCCCTCACAAATTCTATCATCCAGCATATGGGCTTTCCCGCACTCCTTCAGGACTTCCAAAGTTATTTTCATGCTCGCTTCCTGGTGCTTGATCATAAAATTTATTGCTCGCGGACATTTGCCCATCATTCTTCCCTCATATAGCTTTTCCCCGTGATGGCATCCCGTTCCATATTATCCACGTCCCGTGCCCATTGCCGGCGGAACTTACCAAATGGCTTGCCGGACAGGGATAGCAGACTCAAACTATGATCCATAATCCAATCCTGATCTGCCAACCATTCTAAATAACTGGATAAAATACCCATCGGCCCCGGCATCAATCTCCGCATATCCTCGGGTAGGTTTTCTTTTTGAGTACGTTCGATGCCCTTGTAGATGTCAACCAGCGCCTCCGCCAACTCGATGGGATCAGCCTGATTGAAATAATGCTGGGCAGGTTTCAGGCAGGTATTGGTGAAGATGTTTCTTGTGTCTTTGGATTTGAAGGCGGATTCCATGAAGGTGTCGACTGTGATTTCAGAGGAAGCGTTGGTTGAGGAGGAGGCTTTAGATTGGGATTGGTTCTCTTGCCGGTGGTAAGATTTCATTTCAGCGGGATCATCCAGCCAGCGTTGCTGATTGAGCCATGTTGATGCCCACGGTATATATTGAGGGTCCTGCCACTGCTCAGTTCTTTTTTGGCGGATGATGGCTCGTTTTATCTTTTGCCAAGTGGGGCGTTTTTTCAAAGGTGTTTTGCATAGTTGCTCCCACTTTGTTTTGGCTTGACCTTTTCCCTTCTTATTTGGGTAAAGTGCCCAGAATTCTTCAAATTGGGAAGCGGTAATTTTTTTATTTTTATTGGAAAAATCCTCCTCATCAGACGAAGAAGAATTACTTTCTTTAGAATTCTTATTATTACTTACTACTTTAGTAGTATCCTTAAAGGGGCGGGTTTCCCCGTTACCCGGTTCTACCGTAGACGGGTTTTCCCGTAGACGGGTTTCTGCGATTTTCTCTGTTTTTTTAGTCCGCTGCATCCTGTGGGCTAATATGTTTTGAATTATTTTCATTGCAGCATTTTCATTGGCTTCTTCCCATTTGAACATAACCAATGAGGTTCCGCCGAATCGACCATCCTCACTAGTTTGTTGTTCGTAATCAATGATGTCGGCTTTTTGCAGGGCTCTTAAATATGGGTAAACGGTTTCATGACTCATGCCTGCGTAAGTGGCTACGGTTTTTGTGAATCCATATATTTGAGGGCCTTCTCCGAAATCGCTATCGATTTCGCATAACGCAAGATATATTGAGCGGATATTTTTGTAATGATGTTTTTCTAGGTTTTTTCGGAAAGCTCGGATCACTCGTTTGTCTGCCCATAAATGAGCAATATTACGCTGTCTTTTTACTGTTCCCATTATTTACACCTTATCTTTATTATGAAATTTGGCATGGCAGGACTCACATAATACAATTAGGTCTTTTGGGTTTTCATTTCCTATATTTTCATAGGTATTGTGGTGGATATGTAGTAATCTGATTTCACTACAGAGTTGGCATTTATATCCGGCTCTTTGTAGTGCTTCTTTTCTTATGTTTTGCCATTCAGGGGTTTGTAAGTATTCGTTATAATTATTGGGAGTGATTTTTAATATTTTAATATTTTTTCGGGGATTATCATAATATCCTTCTAGTATTCTAACTAGATGGTCTATATTGATTACCCAATCAAAGCCGGGGCAGCGCCAAGTACTATTTTTGGAACGCCCAGTGAGGAAATCGGAAGCCTCTACCATTTGGAAGGCTTGTTTGAGGTCCTGCATGGAATAATCATTGAGGAGGGCGTCGATTATCCTTTTTCGTTTGGGGGTGAGTTTGATTGCTTTGCAGAGTGATGGGCAGTATTTGTTATATAATTGAGCTACTTTATTGATATCTTCTGGGTTGTTCATTATTACGCCGTCCTTTGCCAGTCTATTGCCACCTAGAGCAATGGTAATAGAACCGGCTCTAGACGGCGTGCCTTATTATACTATGGATTTTTTGAAAGGCAAATTATTCTATTTATTCTCCCAATTTGATGCCCAAAACCTTTTCAAGTTTTATTCGGCTTTCCTCTTTGGGCATCTTGGTTCCGCCATTCTCCCACAAGATGTAAGTTCCTGAGGAAACCCCGATCATCCGGGCGACCTGACTCTGGGTGAAGCCCTTTTCCAGTCGGGCCTTTTTGAGGGGGGTCATGTAGCTAATTTGTGTCACCTTTTCCAGATTGCTCATTGTTAATTCTCCTTTTTTTATTATGGTTAATGTAGGCAGCGCAGGATCGGTGGGTGTTTTGCAAATTCCTACGCTGATGAGAGGGACATCTTCGATTTAATTTCTCCAGTCCTCATGAATAAACCGGGCATGCCAATGAGTTTCCCAGTATGAGAGCGATAATTCTGTTTCATTTATCGTATTGGCCAAAATAGCTATCCAGTCAAATACTGCTTTTGCCTTGCCTCTCCATGCAATCATCTCAACAACTCCTTTATTAAATAATCTGCGTCTTCTTGTTTCATACTTCCTGGGTCTGATTCCACCGTTTGGATAATCGTTTGTTTGCCCAGCCCGTCTAATTGCTTTGCCAGTTTTCGGGCTTGCTTTTGGGCCTGAGGCTCATTGTCAAATATAATGAAGAATCGATCATGGTGTTTGGATAATTGAAGCACCTGCTCCAGTTTATACGCGGTTCCAAATGTGGCACAAGCTGCCGGCCCTAACCTCCAAACATCGGTGATCCCCTCCACCACAATGAGCCCAGATTGCCCACTCCATTTTTCCTGCTTTCCGTAGAGGATATTTTTGTGATGGATTTTTTCTCTCTTTTTTGGACAGGCTAGGTACTTCCGATCTGAGTGTCCGGTGATATCCCGGGATTGGAAACTAACGACATCCCCATTCCATGTGATTGGTGCGAGAATTCGTTGACTATAATTGGTATCATCCAAATAGCTGACGGGTCCGGTTTGGAGCAGCCCCCATTCCTCGGCGATTTTGTCAGGATCAAACCCTCGACACATCAAATACTTCCGGTGCCAGGGTCCGTCAAGGGCTCCACTCAGTGAGGGATATTTGAACGGATTGATGGCCACTTTCGCCTCTTCCCGTTTACCGGGAGCGGCGAATCGGCTTGAGACCTCACTCAATAGTTTTTTGGCTTCCCATGTGCTTACTCCCAACACAGCGGATATGGTTTCCACTATTGGGTGGACTCCGCATCGCCAGCAATTACTCGCCTTGCCGTTCTCACTGATCCCGAGGTGGAAATCCCGCGATCCTGGACAAAATGGGCAATGCACGTTAATCCAGTTTTTGGTCATTTCTGTTTTGAATGGGATATTGTGATCTGAGAGAAGCTGGGAGATGTTCATAAATTTACCCCCAAAAAACCCAACCCCACGCTAGACCTGCTAAAAACCAAATTAGACCATGCGCGTATATCATTTTCATTATCTGGTCGCCTCCTCGTGTTCTTCAATTTCCTTGCGCACCACAAACCCTAGATGTTTCCATATCAGGCTGAATTTTGATTTCATATCATCATCGGTTACTATGGTCTCTACGTGGGTATCGTCTTTCAGATTACTTTTGATATTGATTCTCAGTTCTATGGAATCATTCCTGTATAATGGGTGCGGTTCGACGGTTGCTTGAATGCGGTATATTTTTGGCATTTCCTCCTCCTTATACGACAGTTGCTTTAATTTCCTTAAATCCCCTCCACACTCCGTTCCATTTCCACCCCTGCTCAATTAGGGTGTCCGCTAATTGCTTTTTACATCTCTGGGGGTAGCGAATAGGTAGGTGTTCTTCGCCCCGTATTGCCAATTCCTTGATGTATTGGGCTTCGGGCGATAAATTAGCCATCGCCGCTTCCCACGCCGCCTCTTCTTCGATCCTCATGGCATCTTGCTCAGCGCTTGGATGGCTGGGCAGCAGGGAGAAATCAAAATCATCATCCGTGGTGATTTCTTTGGTCACCCGCTTATTGTTTTTGCCGAGTAGCGTCCTCAGATGGTTATTTACCACCCACCAGTAAAAGGTGGATTCTTTTCCCCGGCTTGGATCGTACTTGCTCTGAGCTTCAAGATATGCCAAGCAGCCCTCTTGAAATAGATCATCGAATTCCAATCCCGGGTTTCCTTTCACGTAGGACCAGACTATTTTTCGGATCAGGCCAAGATTATCTTCAATCATTATTATTCCATCCTTAGCGGGTTATTGCCGTGGTAAGAGACAATTCCCTTCGTCCGATAATTGGGGGCACATTCCTTACAGATTTTCAGAGGAGCTGGATCCCAAGCGCCGTCACCAGTGAGGAATGCTGCCGGGTTTTCCTTACAAACCTCACACATCACGAGTTTGCGTTTTGCGCGGTAGACCACTTGCTTTTTTACCGGCTTATTCCATTTTGGATTGACGCTTACCAGCGGCGTTTTCGGGGATTCTTTTGGCGATTTTGTTCTGGTCATAGGCGCTGGTTTGGTTCGGGTCATGACCATTTAATTTTTCTCTCCTTTTTTAGGTCCTGCTTGAGGGCTGGAGTCTCCTTCAACCCTGTGGCAAGTGCTAAAATTAGTTTTGGCGAAATCCTTCACCGGCTTCGATAAGAGTGAAATGTTCAGGGCATTTCCCTGAGTTTACGGCTTCAACAACCCCTGCGTCATAAGCCGCTCCATCATCATTTCGGTTGTATCTATACCATTTGTCATAGAATCCAGCCAATCGATCTTTTTTACCTTTCATTTCATCTGTCTGTTGGGTTGTTTTGATTTTCATTTTGATTTCGCTCCTTAATTTGATCTTTTAATTATTATAACTAATAATAATAGAGAAGTCAACCCCCCTAATCAAAATTCATATGATTTCATCAATTCAGTAAATACAGTGATGTCGTCTTCTTTCCCCCCATCCAAAACAGCTTGAATAACTTTTGCTTTTTTGGATAGTATAGTCATTATTTCTTGTTCAATTGTATTTGCAGCAAGTAGATAGTATATATTTACGGTGTTTTTCTGTCCAATTCTATGGCAACGATCCTCGGCCTGGAGATGCCTTCCAACCACCCAGTCTAATTCCAGGAAGGCCACTGAGGAAGCAGCGGTCAAGGTCAGCCCGATACCCGCCGCTTGGATGTTTCCTACGAAAAGCCGGGTGCTTGGATCATTTTGGAAGGCTTTGACGGCGGCATCTCTGGCGTCTGTGGTGACTGAGCCATCGATTTTTACGGCGATATCTTTGAATTCCGCCATCAGTCGGTCAACGGTTTCCTTATGGACAGCGAAAACAACCAATTTTTCATCGGCGGTCTCGAAGAAATCTTTGATCCAAGCGATTGCCTGATTCATTTTACCCCGGACGCAAATCTGTTTCAGAGCTTCGATCTGGGCCAAATGTTCTGCGTTGGAGGCTTTCCGGGCGGCGGCTTCCCCTTTGGTCTCTCTCAGATATTGAATGAACGTGGTCTCGGCTTTGTGGTATTCTTCCCCGTTGTCGATTTCCATCGGTATGTAGGAATAGAGTTTAGCTGGTAGGTCCTGAAGTACATCTGCTTTTTTGTGGCGAATCATTACGGTTTTGAGGCGTTCATGAAGCTCATCGGTGTTGGTGGCCCCGGAGACATCCCAGCCAAAACGAGTTTGCTGAGCGCCGCAATATCGCCGGGTATACTCAAACCAGTTGGGGAATATGGATTGATTTACCAGTTGGATAATATTGAACCCTTCGATGGGCCTGTTGACAATTGGCGTCCCAGTTAGGGCCAGTACATGGGGGATTCCTTTTGCCAACTTTTTGACTGCTTTGGTTCTGAGGGTTTTACTGGATTTAATTGCGTGGGCTTCATCGCAAATCAATACCTGAGGCTTTATAGCAATCAGGGGTTCCAGCCAGCCTTTGTGGAGGATGTCATAATTGAGGATGATAATATCTCCCCAAAGAGGTTCCGGTTTGCCGCCAAATAGGATTTGCACATTTTGTTTGCCAGGCAATGTTTTTTCGATTTCCTGAGCCCAGTTGAGTTTTAGTGAGGCGGGACAAATAATCACGACTGGTTTTTTTTCAGGATGGAGATGAAGCCAAGCAAGGGCTTGGATGGTTTTTCCGAGTCCCATTTCATCGGCGATTAAGGCGCGGCCTTGTTTTTGCTCGATGAAGCTGACCCCTTGTTTTTGGAAGGGGAAGAGTTCTCGCTTCAGTCCAGGAACTTCAATTCCTTGCACATCATCGACGGTTATTTTTGTCTTCTCTGTAAGAGTAATCAATTCCTTATCAATCTCAAACCCGGCTCCCGCCAGCGTCTCAATGGCTTCCGCGGATATGGGGCAACTCCAGTATTTTTTCCCCTCATTGTGAAATCGCCGGTTGGGGAGGGATTTGACCAGAGCTACGGTATCCCAATCAAAGTCGAATTGGATTATTATGCTGTTTTTATCTACGGATAGGGCTGCCGTCTTTTTGGGGGTTTTTTTGGTTAGTGGCTCTGGATTATCCATGATTGCGGTTCCTGCAAATAAATTTTCCATTATATCTTTCCTGCGCATTCGGGACCAATGCCCGCTTCAATGCTTTCCGGAACTGTCAGAGTTCGACCACATCGGCAACATTTTCCCTCATGATAAAACTTGATTGCTTCTGGGAGCCCTTTTCCTGATAAGCATCCCCAAACTCCGGCGAAGGCCTTGAACCCAGGGGCGTCTTCGGTGACTTTGGAGGTGCGAGTTCGTCGAAATTCTTGCCCGTTGAATATGGTTCCGATGTAGATGTAATCATTCTCATTATCCGAGCCCGTGAGCAGTTTGACAAAGTGGAGGGTTCTGGCATTATTAGCGGCGGGGTCCTGATCTTTTGCCTTGCAGACTTTGAAGGTGTACCGGGTGCCCGTGTTCGTGTTCTGCACGGTGAATGTCGCATTGCCTGCTAATACGAATTGTTTTTGTTGTTCTTGTGCGTTAATTTCTTTCATGGGATCAACCTCCTCAATCCTTATACTATTATTATAACTAATAATAACAGAAAAGTCAACCCCCTAATCAAAGCAATTTCAAAGCAATTTCAAAGCAATTTCAAATTGATTTGCTTTTTTCGTCTATTTATAGTAAAATAGATTTCATATAAGGACACCATTTGAACTGAAGCGAGCCATAGATATAAAGAAACCCATATTATACAAGCGGCCTAGGCTGCAATTATGAAGAGAACTAAATTCCCCAACAAGAAGAAGAAAACCACCCAACCAACAAGAAAAAGGGCGGGGCAGCCTACTCTCTATCGACCGGAATATGCACAAGCCATCATTGATTATTTCGCCAATGCCCCGCTATATGAAGAGGTTAGAATCCCTCATTACAAGAATGGGGAATTGGCATGGGAAGATATCAAGCGATTCCCCCCCAGGCTTCCAACATTGGTGCAGTTCGCTAAATCCATTGGTGTTTCATACCCAACGGTATATAATTGGCAATGCCTGGGACATGGGAGTTTTCATGAAGAGTTCTTAGATGCTTATTATCGGGCGAAGCATATGCAGAAGGATTTCCTCATTCAAGCCGGACTATCGGGGGTGTTCAATCCCGGCTTTGCAACGTTTGTGGCCATCAATATTACTGATATGCAGCAAAAGAATTCCACGGAACTCAACACCCCGACTCCTTTGGTGCAGGTGACTGAAAATAACGTAGGAGTAAATGTTGTCAACATCGACGCGGGAGAAGTTACCAAAGCAATCATTGAGGCCTGCCGACTCGGGCTTGCTCCGGAGTTACTTGGGAGCATTGTCCACGGTGAGAGCCCCATTGCATTGCCCGCACACTCCAACACATAAGCAGCTCCTATTTCTTGGCCTCAATACAGAGGAGGCTTTTTATGGTGGAGCTGCTGGTGGAGGAAAGTCGGATGCCATCCTCATGGCCGCCTTACAATATGTTGATGTCCCCGGATACGCCGCCCTCATTCTTCGTTGCACTTATAAATCCCTAACTCTCCCTGGAGCTTTGCTGGACAGGGCCAAGCAGTGGTTGATGGGTAAAGCTAAATGGAGTGCGGAAACAAGTTCCTTCATTTTCCAGACCAGTGATCCAGCTAATCCTGCTCGCCTTGTTTTTGGTTATCTTGAGCATGATCGGGATGTTGAGCAATATCAGTCAGCAGAGTTTCAGTTTGTCGGTTTTGATGAGCTGACTCAATTCTCTAATTATAGGTATCGATATATGCATTCCCGAACCAGACGATTAGAAGGATCGAACATCCCTATTAGAATTCGTGGCGCATCCAATCCGGGGAGCATTGGTCATGAATGGGTCAAGCAAAGATTTATCATTGAGGGGAAGCAATACAACCGCCCATTCATCCCGGCAAAGCTGGATGATAATCCCCATTTGGATAGAGCCACCTATGTTAAGAGTCTGAATAACCTCGACCCAATTACTCGGGAAAGGCTACTCAATGGTGATTGGGATGTGAGAAAAGCCGGGGGAATGTTCAAGCGAGAATGGTTTGAGATTGTGGATGCGGTTCCAGCACTGAGGACAGTTGTTCGTTGTTGGGATATGGCCGCCTCCGAGCAGAAGAAGAAATCTGACGATCCTGATTTTACTGTTGGTTTGAAAATGAGCGTGGCTGATGGAATTTATTATGTGGAGGATGTTCGCCGGGTGAGAGCCACATCCTTTGCCACTGATAAGCTGATAAAACAGACGGCTGCATTAGATGGTCAACATGTGACTATTAGGGAAGAGCAAGAACCGGGTAGCGCGGGGAAGAGTGTGATTAATAGTCGGCGGACGATGTTAGCTGGTTATATGTATAAGGGTGTTCTTGCCACAGGGAGCAAGGCCGTCAGAGCAGGACCATTCGCCACTCAGGCAGAAGCTGGTAATGTTAAATTATTGAAGGGAACTTGGATAAATGAGTTCCTGGATGAGCTGGAATTATTCACGGGGGAAGATGGTGGCGGTCATGATGATCAGGTAGACGGCGCTTCCGGCGCGTTTGATGAATTGACTGCTCCGGGCAGATCATTTATGGTTGGGTAAGAGCTATGTTCGAAAAATTACGTGCAAGGGCCGCTTTGACATTACTTCCCAAAGCAAGTGATGGGCGTATCATAAACCCGTTTTCGGTGATATCCACTCAGCAGGCGAGCCAGCCAGTATATGGGGATATGACCGTTAGGAAGTCTGTTAGGGAAGGCTACAAGATATCAGTATATGTCTACCGAGCCATAAGGACCATTGTACAGGCAGCTAGTGCCGTTCCGTGGATTGTAGAAGACAGGGACGGCAATCTGATTAAGGATCATCCATTCGCTCTTGTAATGGCAAAGCCTAATTCCCAGTTCTCCGGGCAGGATTTGATTGAATTTTTAATCGCCCATCTTGCGCTTTGTGGGAATGCTTTATGGCAGCCCCTTATTGTCAATGGGAAAGTGAAGGAGATTTGGCCGGTGATGCCTGATCTGGTTAAGCCGATTCCCTCAGATAAGCCGGGGGAATGGCTTGACGGTTGGCAGGTATATACCAATGACGGTCAATCGAAAGTA